TGCCGATGCAGGAGATAAATGAGTATTTGGGCTTGGAACTGCCAGAGTTTGACGGATGGGAAGTGGGGTATTTGCCGTTTTCGGTGTCGCCAGTGGGATCGGAGGAGTTGGAAATGGCGCAGAGCCCATCGGAGAATCCTGACCTGGCGGAGCCGATAGCGGATCAGCCCAAAGCGGTGAGGGAGATGCTTGGGGCGCTGAGGGAAACCAAGGCGGCGGCTCTAGCAGACCTAACGCGGGCGAACAAGAAGGCGATCTGGGAAGCGCATATGCGCAAGCGGGCCGGAACAATAAAGACTTACCAAGGCAAGGCGAGCCGGGTGATTAATGAGTTTCGCGGGAAGGTCCTGAATAAGTGGGCGCAGTATGAGTCCGCCCACGCAAAGCAGATGGTTCAGCGCAGTGTGATCGATTTTATTTTTGACGCGGCGGAGTTTGGGAACGCGTTGCGGGTGGTGATGAATCCAGTCTCGCAAGCAGCCTTGCAGACGGCCGGGGAGCAACTTTTTGAGGAGATTGGCCGGAGTGACCCCTGGAAGATGCCACCGCATAAGGCGCTGGAGTTTGTGGCGAGCCGTAATGGGGCTCTGAAGGGGGTGGGGGAAACGGTGCGCGGACAGCTTAATACGGTGTTGGAGACGGGCTTCAAGGAAGGCACGAGCATCGAGAAGATGACGGATGAAATCCGGGGTGTGTTCAACAATTTGGCGAAGTATGAGGCGAAGCGGATCGCGATGACGGAGACGTCGGTGGCGTTTGGTTTCGCGCGGGATGCCGCGATGCGCTCGGCTGGGGTGGAGCAAAAGATGTGGCTGAGCAGTCACGGTGAAACGGTGAGGCCGGCGCATGCGGCGGCGGAGGATGATTATGGGGAAAGCCCCATTCCGATAGATGAGCCTTTTGTCGTGGACGGCGAAAAGCTGATGTATCCGGGCGATCCGAATGGGTCAGCCGAAAATGTGATCAATTGTCATTGTGTGAGCATCGCGGCGGCGCCGGCGGACGAAATCTAAATTATGAATTTAAGGAAATTAAAAAGGGCTCTGCCTAAAGGCGCCGAGGCGCAAAGGCAAGGCGACCAGGTGGAAGTGCATTTGCGAGGGGCTACGTTTCGAGTGGAGGCCGGCCTGGGATGGGAGGAGCGGCAATTAGCGGACTATTTGGGAAGCAAAATTCCGGTGGCGGTGGCGCTCCCACCGAGAGAACAGAGGTAATTATGCTAAGACGCACCATTAATCCAGAGGTAAGGGTCATCGACGAAAAAACGGGCATTGTGGAGTACGTGGCCAGCGATGAAACGATCGACAGCTACCGCGAGGTGATCAAGGCGGATGGGTGGCGGTTTGACGAGTTCAAGAAGAACGCACCGTTTGTGGACTCGCATGATTATTCGACGCTAGCAAACCTGCTAGGGCGGGTGGTTGATTTCCGAGTGGAGCAAAAGCGGCTGATTGAAACGGTAAAATGGGCGGTGGACGTACCAGAGAACGCGCTGGCGCAACTGGGTTTCAACATGACGAAGGCGGGCTATCTCAAAGCGGTGTCGGTGGGGTTTGTGCCGACGCAATACGCCACAAAATGGGACGCGGACACGAAGGCATGGAAATCCGCACTACAAGCGTGTGGGCGCAAGGAAGATGACGGAGTGGCCTGTATATATCTGGAACAACAGCAAAAAGAGCTGAGCGCCTGTGTGATTGGCGCGAATCCAAACGCCCTGGCAAGGGGCTACAAGGCGGGGGTCCTAACGGACGCTGACCTTGATTTACTTTCCATCGAGAGGGCTAAACGCATCACCGTCAACCCGGCTGATAGTCCCGCTGCTGCCGCGTTGACCAGGCAGCGGGCGCGGATGGCGTTCCTGGTGGGGTTAACAACAAAAATCAAATCAATCTAATTATGTTACGCAAAATCGCGGTGTTATTGGACCTCCATGGCGCGGACGGCAATGGAGTTCTGCCGGAAGCGGACTTTCAGAGAAAGGTTTTGGGCGGGGTGGAAGCTCTGAGCAAAGAGCAGGAGAAATTCAAATCGAGCCAGCAAAAGGTGCTGGATGATTTGGACCGCTCGGACAAGGAAGTCAAAAAGGCGGTTGAGGACCTGACGAAGGTAAAGAACCAGGTCAACACTTCCTATGAGGAAGTGATGAAGGCGATGGCTAAAGTGCAATCGCAAGTAGCGTTGAACGCGCGGAGCTCGTTTGCGAATCCCATTGACCGGGTGCTGGCGAATGAGGAGACGAAGTTTTACCTGAATGCGTTGATCCGCTATTGCCATCACATAAAGGATGGCTCGCTCAGCCGAGTGCCGGCCGAAATGCGCAAGGTGGTGGAGGAAGGCAGCGCGGTGGCTAAGTCTTTGACTGGCGTGGATAGCTCACTCGGCCAGGCTACTGTGCCGCAACAAACCTTCAACGAAATCTATGACACGCTGCTTGAATACGGCGACTGGCCGAGCTTGGGTGTGATTCGCGTGGGCATGCGTACAACGGTAGTGCCAATCGGGACGGCGCGGCCATTGTTCTACTGGATTGGATCAGGCACTGGCGGACACGGGGAAAGCTCAGCCATTGCGGAGGGAGCATTTACCGGGTCTTCGGTGAATTTGGTCATTCAGACTTTGGCGGCTTACCTGACGGTGGCGCGTGAACTTCTCGCGGATTCAACCGTTGACCTGGCGGGTTACATCCTGAAGCAAATGGCTCAAACCATCAGCTTCGGTTTGGACACGGTAGCGTTTTCCGGCCAGGCCGCGGCGAGCCAAACGGACGCCGGGTATCGCGGAATCTTCTACGCCGATGGCGCGAATGTGAACCTAGCGGCCGCGGCGGCGGCGGGGAACGTTTCGATCACCGGTTTGGAGCTGGATGACTTTGTGCGCTGCTTGACGACGGTTTCGCCAATTGTGCTGAAACGCCAGGCGAAATGGTGGATTCACCCACAGGTAATCGCGCTGTTCGTCTTGATTCGCGATAAGAACAACCGGCCTATTTTCCAGACGTGGCAGGAAGTGCCGACGCCAGGAGCGATTGGAAGCATTTTAGGCTACCAAGTGAAGCCGACAGCGGTGGCGCCGAGCACGGACGGACCTGGGCTGCCGGTGGCGGTGTTTGGCGATCCGGATGGCCAGGCGGTGGGCATCCGCTCAGACATGGAGCTGGCGACTAGCGACGACATCAAGTTCGCAGAGAATATGCGCGCTTTCCGGGCGCTGATGCGGACGGGTGTGATGATCAAGACCGCGTCGGCCTCAACCACGCTGAAACCGTTTGCTGTTTTGAAAACCGCAGCGTCATAAGCCCATACGGCAACAAACCGAAAGGAAAGGATCTAAATGAGAATTATTAAACAGGTGTTTGGAGTGGCGCTGGTTGTCACCTCGCTGATTGGCACAGCGCAGGCGCAATACAAGGTCACAACTTTGGTGACGACGAATGACGTGCCAAACAGTTCGACCACGACAGCAAATTTGGGTGGACCGATAACGGCGACCAAATATGGCGAAGTGGGGCTGTCCATTCAGTTCGCGTTGAACGCGGCGGGAACTACCGCCTGCACTTTCAACTTTGTGAAGTCGCCAAATGCGGGAACCAATTACGAAACCGGCGCATGGTACTCGGTATCGATGGTTCCGAACGGCACTACGATGGTCTCGACGAACGTCACGGTGACAATGGGGCCGTTTGGCTACTTGAAGCCATTTTCGTTTGTGGCGGCAAATAACACTGCCGCGATGACGAACATCTCGATCCAGTACGTGTTAAAACCAAATCGACTGGACGGTAAGTAGGTTTAGGCCGAAGGGTCACGGCCCGGCGGCGTCGAGGGTCGCCGCCGGGTTTTAGCCAAAATTACAAATATGCCAATTCCAATAGGGCCGAGAGAAAAGATGGCCAGCGAAGCCTGTCGGGCTGGACGCGGTGAGCCGGAGATAAAAGACCGCATGGTTCGCCGGCTTCACGTGCGTAAGGGCAACCCACGGGCAGATGCGCGAAAAGTGGAACGAGAAGGCGTGATTGCCGGAGCTGAGGAGCAATGATCGCAGGGCTGACAAATTTGGATACGCTGAAAAAGGCGCTGCTGGCGGAAACGCTGGTGAATGAGACGAGGTTTGATTTGATGATTCAGACCATTGGTCTGGGCGTGGCTGGGATATTTAACGCGTTCACGAATCGGCGACTGGCTTGGATGCTCGGAGATACTATCACGTTCTCCGGAGACCGCCCGCACTATTATTTACCGCGCTACCCGATTTTAAACGTGATGAGCGTGCAGATGAAGTATTTCCGCACGGACAATTGGAACGATATCAGCGACCAGCCGATCACAGTGAACTACGAAACCGGCTTAATTCATTTTGGATATACGCTTGGGCGTTTTCCTTTGCAGGTGAAGGCGATTTGGGATGGCGGCTATTGGTTTGAACCGCTGGAGCCTGATGATGATGCATATCCGAGCACGGCGCCAGTTGGGGCTGTTTTATTGCCGGATGATTTGAAAGCGGCCTTCCTTTTGCAATGCGAGGAGGTCTGGGCCCAGAGAGATAAGCTCGGAAGTGGAATTATAGATAAGCCCGGCGCGCAAAGCGGACTGTCGAAACTGGAACTGGCGCCGCTAGTGAAGATGGTTCTGCAAACACACATCAGATACCAACTTTCATAACTATGGCTGGGCAAATCCAATTGAGTGAGGAGGCGCAGAGGATTCTGAGGGATCTGGAGGCGCCGGAATGGATGATGGAGGCGATGGCGGGGTAGATGAAGCGAGAGAATCAATTTACGCTGTCGAAAATCCAGAGGGATTATCTGACGGGGCGCGGGCCGTTTCCGCCGGAGGAGCATAAGCTGGGGGTGAGATCGAGCCGGCTGCGCGGGGCGGCCAGGGCATCTGACCCGGTGGTGTCTGGCACGCGGGTGCAATCGAGCATTGGCGATAATGTGGAGTATGCGGCGATTCATGAGTTTGGCTGGCGGATTGTGCATAAGCCGCGGACTGGCACGGTGAGGCTGCGGACGGATGCGCAGGGGAATTTGCTGAGGCAAGCTGCCGGGACTGGCGCGCTGGGGCATTTGGCGATTTTTGCGAAGGCGGAGCATAAGCGGGTAAAGGTGCAATTCCAAAGCAAAGGCTTTGAAACGGTCATTCCGGAGCGGGCGCCGTTCCGGACGGGGATCGGCGAACGGTTGGATGCAATGGGACGCGGGATGAGCAGTGACCTGGTCGCGGAGTGGCGCGCCCGAAAATAGACACAAATTAACACGCATTTTTGATGATTACAGCTTTGGACATTATCGACCGGTTGCCTTACGAGCTGAAAGACAGGCTCGAGGCGGATTCGTTTTTTGAGGATATCCCGGTGGTAGTGGCAGAGGACGGTAATGTGAAGCGTGAGATTGAGAAGAAACAAGCCGCGGTGACAGCGAAGAGCGGACGGCGCGGGGTGGCGGTGCTGGTGCTGCAAATTGTCGCGGACGACGATTTCCCGAATTTGGGGTTTGGTCCGATGACGCTGCGTCCGGCGTTCCAGGTGATCGAGAACGTGGAGTTGAATCGGGACACGAATGGGACGCATAAGTCGGCGCGCAAGGTTGCTCGGCGGATCCGCGACGTGGTGAAGGTGTGCGGGATGCAGGGCTTGGTGGCGAGTATTCAGACGGATAAGCCGTGCATTGAGCCGGTAAATTTGGGTGAGGAGATGGGAAAGCTGCTCAAGGGGTATCAGGTAAATTTTAAGTGTTTCGAAATTCCGGATAAGAACATGAGCCAGGTGCAAACGCCGGTGTTTAGGTCGCTCATGCCGGCAGGGACAAGTCCAGGGAGTTCTTCTGCCGCATTCCAGGTGGTGATTGATTGCGCGACTCCGGAGGCGACGATTTTCTACACGCTGGATGATTCGTATCCGCGGGAAGGGAACCCGCAGGCGCATGTTTACGCGGATCCGATCGATGTGCCGGTGAGCGGGTTTATTTTGCGGGCATGCGGGTATGGGGCGGGGATGATTGCGAGCTGGGTGAACCGGGCGGAAATCGTGGTTCAATGAAACAAGCACACAGAGTAACAGAAAACTGAAAGGAACTTTATGTCAGTCACTTTATATACGGGACCGGGGAAGGTTTACATGGGCGCGGCGGGCATTTTCCCACAAGAGGAAAATGGGCAAATCGTCGCGACGGTGAATCAAGAGGCGAATAAGGTCGCCGCCGGGATGCATGGCCGGGTGAGCGCGACGCAGGGTGATGGGACAGCGAAGGTGGCGCTGACACCTTTCGACAATTGGGGTCTGCTGGGTGTGCTGTTTCCGGCGTTTTTGGGGGTGAAGGTAGGAGCGACAGCGGCGGCGTTTGTGAAGGGGACGCGACCGCATAATCCGGGGGGCGCGGGGGACGCAGCTTGCGTGCTCTGGGGCAATGATGGCCGGAAATATTCTTTTCCGCATGCGGCGATTACGAAGCATCCGGACATGCATTTAGGTGTGGATAAACCGCTTTACGGTGGGATTGAAATCACGGCGCTCGGGGCGACGGGTGTGGCAATGGGGACTGCGGGGTTTCTTTACACCATCACGGAGAGTGGAGCGGCGGATCCCGGCGGGCCGATGACGCTGGCGGATTTTGTGAGGGGCCGCTGGACGGGCGTTTATGGGACGGTGGCTGGCTTTGGCGGCGACGCCGGCGGGACGCCGATTGAAGCGGAGGATGAGTGGACGATTTCGGCGGATATCAAGTACTCCACCAGGCCGGTGCAAAAGTTGACGCGGTGTTATGTGCTGGATTCGGTGGAGTTTATGGCGAAGGTACGCCCGTATGGTCCGACGCACACGCAGATCGACGCCGCGCTCGGGATGCATAGCGGACGGCTGCTGGGGTCGAGGTTTGCGACGTCCGGCATTGACCTGGTGTTGACTGGGCCGCCGATTGGAGGCACGGCGAAGACTATCACGCTGAAGAATGCGGACGTGGTGGGCGCGGGCTACGAGTTTGGCGGAACGAAGCTCGGGACTGGGGAAATAGGGTTTATCAACGGGATGACGTTTACGGCGGGGGCGCCGGGAAGCTTGATTGAATTTTCGGCATAGGACCGATGGGACCGATAGGACCA